TTGACATCGCCTCTACATCCTGCGCCCCAGGCTTGCAGGGGATCATCGGATCGGGTCGTTCCATCACCAAGGCGTTCCTTTGCCAACCGTTGGAGTCTGTTGCTCAGCAATCTGAGCGTCAAGATCAGCGTGAATTGCTGATACACCTTCAGAGCCGCCAAGAGCAGATTGCACCCAGCTGATCGCTTGCGCTTCTGACACGTCGGCATAAGGGATCATGTCTTCCGCATCAACAGGCTCAAGACCGACTGATCCGTAGGTGCTAGCAGTCACCGTTCCATCTTCAGAGGCTGCATTCACACGCCAGTGAAGGGTGCTGATCATGCCGTTTGCGATGGTGCGGTCACATTGACCGATGGTCCAGGTGTAGGTGTTAGCCATCAGTTAGCAGCCTCCAGAGCAGCAACTTTAGTTTCAAGCGTTTCAATCTTAGCGATAGCCTCTTGCAATGCCTTGGTCAGAGTTGCAACCATCTTGGGGTAGTCAACAGACAAGGTTTCGTCACTGTTAACACCAATAACCTCAGGAACCAGAGGTTGAACCTCTTGGGCAATAAAACCAATCTCCAACTGCTCACCGCGCTCTTCGGTGTCGATCCAGTTAAACGAAATAGGGTTCAGTTGTTTGACGACTTCCAACTGACTTCCAAGGGTTGTGACGTTGGTTTTTAGAGTCCCATCAGACGAGCTATTGGTCAGGCTACCGGAGGGCGCAGAGTACACTGCACGGTTGCCTGTACCTGCAAGAGTGCTGACGCGGGCAGTGCCAACAACATGAAGTGCAGTCGCTGGACTAATCGTCCCAATACCAACGTTGCCGCTGGAATTGATGCGCATTGCCTCTGATGCGTTTACATGAATTAGAAGAGCGTTAAGAGAATGGTCATAAGTCAAACGACCTGCATCAGCATCTTCTGGATCGCCAAAAAGAATCCGGGCGCTAACATTATTTGGTGACGCCATCTGGATGATGGCGTGCGAGTTATTTTCAATCATCAACGCTGTATTGCCATCCGAGACAGCAGAGCCGGCATCACCTTTTTGGATATGAACTAAACGATCGGGACTACTCGTCCCAATGCCAACGTTGCCGCTGGAATCGATGCGCATTGCTTCTGCATTTCCATTAACACGGAACTGCATGTTGTTGGTTGAGTGTTCATATCGTATTTCCCCAGTATCAATATCAGATGTGTCAGCAAATTCAACATAAGAGATATTCGCATCTCCAGCAGTAATCCGCACGCGGCTATCGTTGGCACCAGTTGCCTCGACATTCAAAACAGTTGATCCTGCGCTTGAAAGATGCAGCAAATGGTTTGGACTACTCGTCCCAATACCCACGTTACCGGCGGGAGAAATGCTTACTTTGGGTGTTGGACTAGAACCGGTGTTAAAAACGAATCCACGGCTACTAGATTGTGCAGTGAACTCAAGACCAGTGTCAGTTGCATCGATAAGAGCGTCGTAGCCACTGGTTACATCGGCGTCAAAAAGGATTCTTCCAGTTGAACCACCTTGATCGTTTGAAACATGAAGTCGAGCTTGTGGACTACCCGTGCCAATACCAACGTTGCCGCTATCCTTGATGACCATCCTTGGGACATCAACAAAACTTGTCCCGATTGAAGAGAACCGAGCGATGTCTACATTTCGGTTAAAACCTGCCTGAACATAAAGACCACTTTTGCTACCGTTTAACTCCGATGAATTCTGACCGTAGGTAGAGATTTGAGCAGTAAAGTCTGTGTTTACTGGCAGGGAGGCGTAGTCGCTGACTAGCAACGCCTGGTCGGTAGGTCCAGTGCCACTGTTGATTTCTAGTTTAGCTGCAGGAGTAGTCGCCCCAATACCAACGTTGCCGTCGGAGGTGATGCGGAGTTTCTCTGTATTTGAGTTTCCAGTGCCAAAAACAAGACCTTGCGCTCCGCCTGAGCCAGCGTCATAAGCTGCTATGGAAGCATTGACATTATCCCCTTCCGCGAAGCATATTCCATTTGAGAAATAGTTACTTGTAGTTGCAGAAGTAAAAGCAATTCCGTAATCAGTAACAGTGTCAGAAAGTGCTGCTGTGTTTGATCCAGTTGCTGCAACATCCAACTTCGTCCTCGGGCTGGTCGTGCCCACGCCAATATCACCATCCGCTGCAATGTAAAAACGAGCCGTTCCAGCAGTTGCAATACCAAATTGATCAGCGCCAGGTGAATAAATACCAGTATTTGTGTCAGTGCCAGAGTAAATTGAAGGCAGTGCTGCGGTTCCAGCCGGAACACTAATGTTGCCGTCGGCACTCAAAACTCCAGCAACGGATGCTGTTGAATCCAGCGTCACTGCGCCAGCAACGTCCAACGTTCCAGGGACATCGACGTCGCTTGTAAATTCAACATCGTTACCGGTAGAATCAGTCTGCAGCAGTTGACGTGCAGTGCCGTTCGCAAGCTTGCTGACTGCAATCTCAGCACTTGCACTGATGTCTGCATTGACGATCGTGCCGTCAGTGATCATCGTGCTGGTCACACTGCCAGTATCACCAGTCGTCACCACCGTTCCAGTAACGTCCGGCAGGGTGATAGTGCGATCTGCCGTTGGATCGGTAACGGTCAGAGTCGTTTCATAATCATCAGCCGTTGCACCTTCAAAAACGACATTGACATTGTTCAACGTCAAGTCGCCGGTCATTGTGCCGCCAGCCTTTGGCAGCTTCTCCGTATCAAGCTCCTGGATGCCAGCTTGAACATCAGTGGCAGTAATATCGCCAGTTGCAATCAGCGAAATGTTGCTAGCCGTCTGACCAGCAATTGCATTAGAAACGTCAATCAGCTGATACTCAGTGCCAACACCTTGCGACAGCAACATGTCAGGCGGTGCCAGTGAAACAGAAGGTGCTGCACCAGTTCCCGTACCACTCGTGTCGACAACAACGTAGTGATTCAGATTGACGCCAGCAGGTGCAGGAAGTGCTGAACCAACAGAAAAACCAGCTGATGAGCCAGCAGTCGTCACACTGCTCATCAAGTTGGTGCTGGCGTTATACGCACCAGCATTCACAAGGTTGCCGGACAGCACCGTGATTGGAACGAATGCAGTGCCGGTATAGATATAAAGGTCTTGGCCGGTCTCGTCGTAGAAGAACTGACCTTTGAAGTCACCATCAGGGAAGGTGGTGACGTCATCACTAGCAGTTGCACCAGCAAACAATGTGGTGGATTCGTCGGCTAGTTTTGCAGCCGTCACCGCATCATCAGCGATGATCGCGCTGCTAATCGTTCCGCTCGTTAGTTTCGCTGCAGAGTGATCAGGAATATCATCAGCGTCCAAAGTGTCGCCGGTTGAAACGACGCCTTCATCAGTAACCGTAACCTTCGTATAAGTGCCAGCGGCAACAGTGTTGTCGATGCTCAGGTTGCCATTGACGTCAACGGCAAGGCCATCACCAGGAATAATTGCACCAGCATCAGTTGATGTGGCCAATGGCAGATCAGCAGACGTAAGAACACGACCGCCAGTAATCAAGCCCTTGGCTGAATACGTCACCACATGGTGCGTAGTGGTGTCGGTGACATCGTTGTCAACCTCAATCGTGTCTCCATCCATGCGGAGACCTTCGCCGTTCACAAGAACAGCGCCTTTTGCGGTTGTACTAGCCGTTGGAAGGTCAGTGCTATCAATGACGCGATATGCAACCGTTCCACCAGCACCAGTTGGACCAGCAAGAAACTGGTTTGCAACCGTGGTGTCGTCAATACTTGCAGCAATCGTGACGGTTGTGCCGCTTGTCGTTGCAGTGATGTCGATCAAAGCAGCGGTGTCACCGTTGACCGTATTAATCGAGCCAGCAGCCTTAAGGCTTACCCAAGCTGATCCGTCCCAGAGATACAGAAAGTTGTCATCTGTATCCAGCGCAAGTTGACCCGTAAACGCACCAGTTGCCGGAAGCTCTGTGACCAGATCAACGGTTGACTCATCAGCCAACTTTGCTGCCGTGACACCATCGTCAGCAAGCTTTGCAGTCGTTACCGCTCCATCAGCAAGATCAGCGGTGGCAATGCCGCCAGCTTCAAACAGGATCTTTGCGCCCGGAATGGTGTCGTCAGCAATAACCGTGACGCCATTGGCGATCAAATCGCCAACGGTCAGCTTTTTGGTCTCACTTGCGCTGTCATCGACAGCAACCAACAAATCCTCTGAAGCCAAGTCAGCGCCAGTAAGCGCATTCAGCTGACTAATCCGAAGGTCTGCCATGCGTTAAGGCTCCGAGGCGCTAGACACCATTTTGAGCCAATGTTAGCAGCGGCGAAAGGTCTAATCCTCTTGGCTGAGATCGCTGTCATCCTCATCCAGAAGCTTGTCGCCATCTTCCAAGAGCAGCTGGAATGGAACATCAAGGTCAACTTTCAGCTCAATTTGACTGGTTGTCACAAAATCAGCTGTCATTTGCACCGTGTCGCCCGTTGGAAACTGCAATGCAACAGCAGTCAAAATTCCGTCAGTCTCGTACCAAACAGCATCATTGGCGCGTTCGCTGACGCCGCTTGGGTTGTAGCCTGCTTTTTTCACATAAAACCTACCCCTAAATTTACTTCCAACCTGGCTCCTTAAAAGAAGTTCCCCGAGATACATTGGCAACTCATCGCTCGTGTTGCCTGTGTAATCCCAAAAACAAGTCATGCGGCCAGAGCCGGACATCAAGCTACTAACTCGATTTCTAAAATCATCAGACAAGGCAGTTGTATCTACTGCCTCCCGTTCAGTGTTCAATTCATAGTTTGTGACTTGAGCTAGCGTGCGAAACTGACTCTGTTCAACTTTAATTCTAATTTCATAGTTACTGCTAGGAGTCGAGAGGGCGACGGCATTTGCAGAGCCTCCCGTGACAGCCTGAGCAAAAGTGTTATACAAACGAATACCGCCAACTTGATCGACATGAATAAACTTTCTTGTTCCATTTTTTGTGTTGCCAGTGATCAAGTCTAAAACTCCACCATCCGTTCGGTTAATTAAGACTTGATCGCCGGTCAGCAAGACGTCAGGGCCAAATGCGGAAAATCGGCTACTGAACCGATTTTTTGATGCATTAACATCTCCTGCCTTAAGCGTGACAAGAATTGGGTCAGCCTCAAATACCCTCCGCAGCTCAATCTCTCCTTGCGTTCCAAGATAAACAGTCATGAGATTGTCACCTGATTAAGCTCGCCTGTTCCTTGAAACGCAATTTCTGCTCTAACAATTTCACCCGTTGCCGCTCCAAAGCTCGCGCTCGTTACATAAGCGTCCATAGTGATTTGCCTTTTGATGTCGCCATCGTCAATTCTAAATTTCATGCGAACAGTATCGCTTTCACTGACACCAGATGAGCCAGTTTTGTAGATCTTGCTCAACAGCTCTGTCGTGTTAAAAACATCATTATCGTTCTTGTAGTACAACAACGTGGCACTGCCGGTATAGCCAACCACCCCTGGGATGTAGGTCCGCAGATTATCGGTCAGTGTTGTCGTCTCCAGTGTTTCCAGGTTGGCTTGCACTGAAAAATTGACGACTTTTGCCACCGTATTGTCCCCGACCAGGAGCTTCCCCTCTCTGCCTGTAAAGACTTTTGCCATCAGAGCACTCCTATCAAATTAACTGTAACAGTGCTTATCCCCTCACGCACCTGCGTTAGCTGCGGCGGTCCCTCGTATCGGTATCTCACGCCTTCATCCCTGTTCTCTAACTTGTTCCTGTCTCCCTCAAAGCCTTGCTTTGTCCTAGACCTTATGTTGAACCGCTTAAAGGTTCCCTGCACCTCGTCATAGTGATCCAAAAACAATTCGGCATCAGCGTCTGGGATGTTGGCGTAGGTCAAACTCATCCTTAGATCAGTCCGAGTGCTGCCATACAAAATCCGCGTTTCTTGCCCGCTTTCCGAGCGATACGTCTTGACCGGGAAGTTGCCTGGCTCAAAGGTACGGCTAGTTGGAACGAGAAAAGGGAACGCCATCACTCGATCCTAAACTTGTCATTCAGTATAGAGTCCACCAGCTTGCTCGCCCCATCGTCATCACAGGGATGCTCAGAGGCGACAATATCAACGGTGCCCTCCTGTGAAAATGTGAGCTGTTCGACGACATAAATGTTTTGCGAGACACTCTTGTCTACAATTGAAAATACAGAATCATAAAACTTGCTATCCGTTACCCTGCCGTTGCTAATTCTGATTTTTTGATCGAATTCAATTTCTTCAGAATCTGCCTGGAATACATCCATCGTGTAAGTACCATCCTCAAGCTCGTCAACGCTTGTCACCACGCCTGAGGCGCTAATCGTTCCATTGTTTGCGCTGCTGTAAGGGCTTGACT